GATGGCCCTATTCGTCGTGATGATGATCCAGAGGATTATTATCGTGTAAAAACGACACCGATGGAAATTAGCATTGTTTCAGTTCCGGCAGATCAGTCAAATCTGGTTGGCGTTGGGCGATCAGTTCCAGCAAAACCTCAAACTCAACCATCTTTGGAGGATGTTAAAATGACTGATGAAGTCACAAACAACATCGATCTTGATGCGGTAAAAGCTGAAGCAGTTCGCTCCGCACGCAAGAACGATGCAGAAATCTTGGCCATTGCCGCCAAGCACAACAAGCGTGATCTGGCAAATGAAGCCATTGCAAAAGGCATGTCCGTGGACTCGTTCCGTGGCACATTGTTGGACGCAATCGGTGACACTCCGCTGGACGTTGCACCAGCAACCGTTGACGTTCCTGTAAAAGAAAAGCGCAACTATTCATTGGGCCGCATGGTTCAAGCGCAGATCACAGGTGACTGGCGTGAAGCTGGCTTCGAGCGTGAAATGAACGACGAAATCACTAAGCGCGTCGGTCGCAGTGCAGAGGGCATCTATGTGCCGGACTTTGCATGGGGGCAACGTGGTCCATTGTCCACAGCGGCAACTGGCGGCTCTGGTTCAGAGGTTGTCTTTGATGACTTTGTGCCAACAGCGCATCGCGGTGATATGTTCATTGAAGCACTTCGCGCACGCCAAGTTCTTGGCGGTCTGGGTGCAACTTATATGTCTGGTCTTAGTGGCCGCATTAAGATGCCAAAGATGGCGACAGGTGCTAACGCAGCATTCGTCGAGGAATTGGCTGACGTTGCAGACGGTGCTGGCACAGACGGCGGCGTAACATTGCAGCCGCGCACAATGGGTGCGTTTGTTGACTTGTCCCGCTTGCTTATGATGGAATCCGTTCCAGCGATTGAGCAAATTATTCAGCAAGACTTGCTCGCATCTGCGGCAGATCGTACTGAATTTTATGCGATCCAAGGCTCAGGTTCCGGCGGTCAGCCAACAGGCTTGCTGAATGCAGCGGATGTCAACAACCTTGACATTTCAGCCGGTACAGATGTTGACGCTCTGACATGGTCAGACATCATCAACTTGGTCAAACTGGTTGAGGAAGACAACGGCATCGTCAATGGCAATTCGGCTGGCTTCCTGTCTCACCCAGCGGTCAAGGCAAAGCTGGCTTCAACAGCCAAAGTTGCATCAACTGACAGCGTCATGATCATGAATGATCCTTGGAATACTCTCTATGGGTACAACACAGGATTCTCATCCAACGTGCCAACAAACCTCGATCCGGGTGATGGTGGCACTGATGCGTCTGCATTGATCTTTGGTGACTTCTCACAATTGATCATCGCACAGTTTGGCGCACCTTCCATCATGGTTGATCCATATACAGGATCGCGTGCTGGTACAGTTCGCATGGTTCTCCATGCTGAATTGGACGTAGGTGTTCGCAACGGTGTCAGCTTCGCTAAAACAGACGAAGTTTCAGTTGCCTAATAACTGACTAGAGAGAGGGCAGAAATGCCCTCTCTTGCAAACAAAGGGGCGGAATATGAAAGTCAAGATTTTGCAGAAATGTTTTACTGGTGTCGGTGGAAACCTTTACAAAGGTGAAGAGCATGACATTCCTGATCGCACAGCACAAAAGCTGATCGCGCGTGGATATGCTGAAGCTGCGAGCGCACCTAAGCCAAAGGCATCCAAGCCGAAAGCACCTAAGAAGACAACTCGTAGTGTTGGACTGAGCAAGTCTGATGTTGAGTTAAACACGCCAGAGGATGACATCTAATGGCGATTGCTTTTGCCGATGATCTATCATTGCTTTTCGACGTTGAGGATTTCGCCACGGCGGCGACCTATGACGGCGGCACGATCAACGGCATATTTGATAATGAGACAGTCCCAATGGACGCTGGTGGAACGGCGCAGGTGCATCAACAGCAACCTCGCTTCACCTGCCGCACCATTGATGTTTCGAGCGTGTCATCGGGTCAGACAATTGCTATCAGCGGGGTGACTTATAACATCGTCGCTTGGATACATGACGGAACCGGGGTCACGGTCCTACAGTTGGAAAAACCATAGATGGCACACGTTAGACAGCAAATCCGTGACGCAGTTGCGACAACACTATCATCGGCTGTGACGTTGGTTAGCGGTCGAGTATATACAACGCGCGTGCATCCGCTCAATGAGGCTTTATTGCCAGCAATAAGCGTCTACACTGGCAGCGAGTCAAGTGAGCGCTATACGGCTGGGATCACAGACATGAATCGCGAGTTATCGCTTGAGCTTGACATCTATGTGCGCGAGAGCGCCACGTTTGATGATGATGCTGATGCGATAGCGGTGCAGGTTGAGGAGGCGATGGCTGGCAACTTCACCATTGGTGGACTAGCAAAATCATCGGTGCTAACCTCAACCGAAATCCAATTTGACGGAGAAGCCGATCAAATATTAGGTGTGGCCAAGCTGACTTATCAGGTGAGATATGTTACACCCATAAATGACGTAGAGACAGCCAAGTAAGGAGTTCATCTAATGGCTACACATTTCGGATCAGATGGAAGCGTGAAGTTAGTAACTTCTGGCGGTTCCGTTGCTACAGTTGGCGAATTGCTCAACTGGACAGTCACAATGACCACAGATGCGGTCGAGACAACTAGCATGGGCGACACAAATCGCACCTATGTAAAGGGTCTTTCAACTGGATCGGGTTCCATGTCGCTTTATCTCGACCCAGATGATGCGGTGCAGCAAGACCTTGCTCAAGGCGATAGCGTTGATTGCGAGTTCTATGTTGAAGGCACAGACAGTGGCGACACAAAATATGCTGGAACATTCATTGTCACATCTGTTGAGCGCGGCGCAACAATGGATGGCATCGCAACTCTTAACTGCGAATTGCAGCTAACTGGTGCGCTGACTATCAGTACGGTCTCATAATATGTCGCTGGCTCAACGCATCGCGGCAAATCGGGCAGAGAAAGAACTGAGTTCGATTGATGTTGAAGAATGGGGCGAGGGCGATCAGGCTCAGACCCTATTCTTCACAGAAGTCTCTGCGCGAGATATGTCTAAGATACAAAAGAAGCATCCAGACTTCATCAACAACCCTACGATGGACGCTATGGTTGAGATGATCATCCTCAAGTGTCAGAACGCTGATGGTGAAAAGGCATTTGATGTGGGTGATAAATTCATCTTGATGGGTGAGCCTCTTGTCTTGATCGCAAAGGTCTTTGGTGCTGTCTTTGAGACTGTGTCAGTCGAGGAACATGAAAAAAACTAAGGAGCGACTCATATCGTTTTAATCTGATTTCCTTGGCCGAACTTCTAGGCAAAACAATTGCGGAGATTGAGGACATAAGCATTTCGGAGTATAATGAGTGGGTCGCATACTTTAATCTGAAAAGGGAGCGCGAAGATAATGGCAGTTGAAAAGCTCACGTTTGAGATGAACGCCGTAGGTAACGCGGTCCCTGAGATGAAAAAGGTCCAGAACCAACTGGGCAAAGTCAATCAATCAATGGCAGTGGCGCAGACAAAGCTGCGTCAGCACGCCAACGCCAATCACGCGCTAATTAAATCTAATAAGAGCATGACCAGAGGGCTTGGGATGGCATCGTTGCAGTTCCAAGATATGGCGGTTCAAGCCTCTATGGGAACGAGTGCGCTGCGCATTATGACTATGCAGGGTCCACAGCTTGCATCTGTATTCGGTCCCAAGGGGATGATCTTGGGTGCGGTTATTGCTATCGGCGGCGCATTTGCCATGCTTGGCGATAAATCAACCAAGCTGACCTTTGACTTTAAAAAGCTATTTGCCGACACAAAGTCGGCATTGGCTCCGTTTATTGCGTTTGTTCAGCCAGCCCTCACAGCAATTGGCAAAGCCTTTGACTTCCTAAAGAATGCAGGAATGGTTGCCGTCAATGGCTTGATCAACGGTCTAAATATATTTGCTATTTTTGTTTCTCATATTCCTAAGATCGTCGGTGAGGCGTTTGAGAGGTCTAGTAAAAGAATACAGTTGTTCAAGGTTCGTTTTGCTTTGTTTATCAATGACCTTCAATTCAGATGGACTGTTTTCAGTGGTGAGCTTTTGGAGACATTCGCCAAAACCGTTGATTCTCTGGCATCAATAATGAATGATTTCATGGGAACAACATTTGCGACAGACAGCCTTGAAAATATAATGAAAAGCACAAACAACTCCATGAAGTTGATCAACCGCCAGATGGGCGGACTAATAAAGCAAGAAGATGAATTGCGATCTAGTCTGAACCAGCCATATGAGAGCATCGGAAATCTTAGTAAAGACCTAGAGAATATGACCAAGATTGATCTGTTCTCATATTTCAAGCGGGTCAAGAAAGAGGCAGATGATGCCGCTGGTGCGGCTGGCAAGATTACAACCATTGCCGATATGATTGGCCAGAAGTTTGAGAGCGCCTTTATGAGTATGGTTAAAGGCACAATGTCGATGAAAGACGCATTCCGCTCAATGGCAACGGACATCATTGGCGAATTATATCGCATATTTGTGGTCAAACAGATCACAGGCTTTATCACCAAGTCGATCCAAAGTATGTTTCCATCTTTTGCCAGCATCCCGGCGAGGGCCAACGGCGGTCCAGTAGGTGCTAACACGCCATATATGGTTGGCGAGCGCGGACCTGAGTTATTTGTTCCAGCAAGGTCTGGATCAATCACGCCGAATGAGCGTCTAGGCGGTGACGGTGGTACAACAGTTGTGCAGAACTTTCACTTTGCAGCGAATGGCGATGACAGCGTTAAGAAGTTGATCGCCCAGGCAGCTCCGCAGATTGCGAAGATGACGGAAAAAGGCATAATAGACAGCCGCAGGCGCGGTGGTCAGTTTAGATCGGTGTTTGGCTAATGGCAGTTACATATCCCCTTACTTTGCCGACGACAGGCATATCATCTGTTGAGTTTCGTACTGTAAATGCGAATGCAACGAGTCAGTCTCCATTTACGTTCAAGCAGCAAATAATTTCGCATGGCGGTGAGAAATTTGAGGCGACT